AAGTGCTTCAAAGCGTTCAAGCGCATCAATGAAAGCAGTCACACCTTCTCGCAACCCATTGCCGTATTTGGCAAGGTTCGCCTCACGGGCCATGTCTATCGTGTCTCTCATGTGTTCTTCTCCTGAATGTCCGAGGGGTCAATCACCATCATCTGCTGAAAATAGACAGCAAATGATGCCCGGGTGTCGTTGCCAAAAGGCATGGCGTTGACGCGCTTCATGGCTTCGCTCATGGCGCTGTTCCAGCCCGATAGAAAGACCCATTTGGCCGCATCCTCGGGCGATAGGTGCAAGTCACCATAAAGGCTTTCAAAATGTTCCAGTGCGTTCATGACACCCACTCCTGCCCGATGCTGCACCAGACAACGTGGTCAGCTTCTCGCCGGGGTCCAACTCGACAAGGGCATGTTGCTTGCCGTTCTTCAGTTGTTTGATGTATTTGATCTTCATGGTTGACTCCTTCAAACGGGATTTTTCGACATGACGGAATTGTCAATCGAATCGGTTGAGCCGGTGGAATCGGATTTTTCGACATGACCGATTTCTCCAGCCAATTTCTTCACCCGGCCACGCTTGCGCGGGGGTGTCGTGCTCACGGGCGGCAAAAAAGCGGAAAAGATAGCCGGGGCGATGGCCTCGAGTGTCTCGAGCACGTCAAGCAACCGCACGGCGGCGGCACTGGGTGCGCGGGTACCCGTGGTCCATTTGCGGGCGGTGTAAATAGGCACCCCAAGGGCGGCGGCGGTGCGGGCATCATCGAGGGTATGGCGGGCGGCAAAACCCGCAAGGCGGGCGGCAAAACTAGGGGGCATGGGGTGATCCTTTCACGGGGTCAAAAAATGCCCCCGGGGTTCAATCCGGGGGCGCTGGGGTTATAGGTCAAGAAATCGGGAAATAATGGGGATTAAAACCGCCCCCAGTGCGGCAATTAAAAGGGCGGTTATCAATCGATGCCCCCTAAAAATGCCCGTTCATGGCGGGCCACAAAAAGGTCAGTTTCCAATTGATCACGGGTATTTTTTAGGCTTTCAATCTCGGCCACGGCATCCCCGAGGGCTTTTTGTAGGTCAGCGATTCGGGCAAATAACCGGGCGGTGCCCGGGTACCCCTCGGCAAAGGCGAGGCGCTCGGCCTCGGGTGCGGTTAGGTTTTCAAGGTTGATCATGGTTAGGCTTTCATGGTTGCAATAGGGATCACCCGGCGGGCTTTGGCGTCAGCAACCCGGGCGCGGGTGCCGTGCGCACGGAAACCGATAATCACGGCACGGTCAGCACGGGCGCAAAGCCCGCACGTTTCACACGTTACATCATCGCGGGTTTGCGCGGGGCAAACGATGATCACGCGCCCCTCGGGGGTGTAGCTTTTCTCGGGTGTATCCGTGGGCACGATGGCGCAAACGGGGCCAAAGGGGGCGAGGGCGTCAGCATCCCCGGCATCGTCGGCGCTCAGATTGACGGTGAACCCCCAGCGCGTAGCATGCCCCGCCCATTCGATGGCCTCGGGGCTTTTTTTGTGGGTGTACGTGAACCCACGGCGGCCACGGTTCGCGGCAACGATGGCCCCCAGCGCGGCGGCGTCGACGGCCTCGCCCGCCCCGGGTAAATCCCCGGCCACGTTCATGCGCCATAACTGCCCCTCGGGTAACGCGGCGATTGACGCGCAAAGGGCATCGAGGGTGCCCCCGCGCTCGGGCACTTTGTCCCAAGCCATGCGGGTGTAAAAATCCTCGGCGTAACAATCGGCGCGGTAATGGGCGCACGATGGCGGGCACGATGCCCGCTCGGTGTAAGTTACGGGAATGGCCCCGGTTTTGCTGTTCGCACTGGTGCGGATAAAGTGATATTTCACGGGTGATCCTTTTACGGGTTACGGGTTAAGGGCGTCGATCAGGTCAAGGCGGGCACGCTCGAGCGAGGCGGCGGCGCGTTTGCTCGAGAATTCGCAAACCGGCCCGCGCAAACGGGCGGCGGCGCTTTTCATGGCCTCGAGAATTTCGGCGAGGGTTTCCGGGTCAATCACGGGCGCGGCGGGCGCGGGTTTCTCGGTGATTGTCACCAGCGTGAAGTGATCACGCATGAATTGAGCGTTAATCGGGTTCATGCTTTCACCCCGTCAAGGGCGGCGGCGATTTTGTCGGCGTCAATTGTGCGCAACCATCCCCGGCCATACCATCGATTATTTTGGCGGGTGACTTCGCACCAGTTTTCACCCCAGCACAATCGAATCTCAGTATGGCCCCTAGCGGCGCTCAGTTTCGCGGCCTTGATGCATTGGGCGAGGGATGGGCGGCGCCCTTCAAAGTTAATTTCATCCATGATCATGCCCCCTTACGTGCTGACACGCGAACCACGGTGTAAGGCGCACCGGTTGACGTATGCGCGGCAACCAATTGGCGCGAGGGGTTGAATTTTGCCGCGATGGTTTCCCAGTCAATCGACACGCGCCCGGCGCAATGGGAAACGGCGGCGCGGTGCGCGGTGCCGTCGATGGCGTCAAGCCCCGAGGCGGTTAACGCTTCCTTGAGTTGCTTTTCCTCGGCGCTCAGTTGCGCCATTTGCGCTTTGATCAGGGCGAGGCGATCCACGGCGGCGGCGAGGATGGCGGGGTTTTCGTTTTTCATGATTGATCCTTTTACGGGTTACGGGTTACAAAACAAAAAGGCAAACGGTGATCACCCAAAGGGCAACCAAAGCAACGGCGGCACCGGCCACGATGGCGAGCGTCGACGGTTCACGCTCGAGGGGTTGCGGGTGTAAGTCGATGTAAGTCAGAGAATGGCGGTTCACGGTGCGATCCTTTCAAGGGGTTACGGTTTACGATGTCACGGGTTAATTCTAACCCACTGGGTCCACATTGTCAACAAGTCAAAGAAAAAAGTTTCTAGGTGCTTTCCCTTACCCAGTGGGTGCCCTTTTTGCCACTGGTGACAAAGTGCCCTTTTATCGCTGGGGGTAGATTCTGGAGATTCTGAAATTCTAGTGCTTTTAAAAAGTACTCTGATTTTCGCCTTGCCTGCGCGAAAGGTGAAACTGTCGCCATCGAACAAAAAAAGGGTTTCCCGGACCCAATGGGTGCCCACTTTCCCCGGTTTCTGGGGAATTTCCCCGGCTTCTCGATTGAACCCCGGACCCACTGGGTGCACTCAATCCGTGCCCACTTTCCCCGCCCAAAGTACCCGGACACATGGACCCATTGGGTGCAAGTGGTGCGCGAATCACCGCACCCACTGGGTGCGCGGGTGCTGGGGTGTCTGTGCTGGGTGCGTGGTTGCAGTGGTGCCCGGGGGTCGCTGGGGCGAGGGGAGGGGGTAGGGCCAGCGGGTTCGATGGTCCGGCTACGTAGGCATCACAGAAACTCTGAAAATTTTTTAGAAAATCAAAAACCCAATGGGTTCCCTAGACACCGTGAACAGACCGTAGTACACTGAGGACACTATGAAACAAGAGAACACCTCGTTCGTAGGCACGGCTGTCGCCAGTGAAAACCAACTGCCAAACTGGCTGACCGTGCCTGACCCAGAACCCCTCAGAACCTCGAAGGCTGCAAGGGCGTTGCTGCATGTCGAATATGAGCAGATATTCGAGCGCATCGTGGAAGACATCTACCGGGGCCGGTCCCTGCAATCGCTGATTGAGGATGACCACCGAGCCATCTCGTATGAGGACTTCCTGCGCTGGGTCAAGCGTGACCCCGTTCGCCATGAACGGTTCAAGGAAGCGCAGGAGATGCGCACTGAGTTCTTGGCCGGTGAGATTCTTGAGATTGCCGATGGGGTCGAGTCCATCGACGCCAACTCGAACGACACGGTGAACCGGGACAAACTGCGCATCGACACGCGCAAGTGGCTCATGGGAGCGCACAACAGGAAACGCTACGGCGAGACGAAACAAATTGAACTGGGTGGCACCATCTCTATCACTGAGGCGCTGGCGCAGGCCCAAGCTCGGGTGATCGAGGGTGAGGTGCTGGATGTCTCAGATGTGACACCAAGACTGGAGAACGATTGATGCAGAAGCCCCGGTACAGCCCAGAAGATGAGCAAACGCTCATGGCCCAGCTTTGGAGTCCTGCCATCAAGGACGACCCCGAGGCGTTTGTGCTTTTTGTGTTCCCTTGGGGGCAGAAGAACACCCCACTCGAGCACTTCAAAGCCCCTCGTGCGTGGCAGCGTAGAGCACTACGCAGGATACGGGACTTCATCAAGGAGAACCGGGGCAAGCTGAGTAACGATCAGTTGATCGACGCGCTGCGCAGGGCCGTGTCCTCTGGCCGGGGGGTGGGTAAGTCAGCCCTCGTGTCGTGGCTGATCCTGTGGATGCTGTCCACTCGCATCGGGTCAAGCGTGATCGTGTCGGCCAACAGCGAGAACCAGTTGCGCAAAGTGACGTGGGGCGAGTTGACCAAGTGGGTCACGATGGCGCTCAACGCCCACTGGTGGGAACCCACGGCCACCTCGCTGAACCCGGCCAATTGGTTGACTGAACTGGTCGAGCGTGACCTGCGCAAAGGCACCCGGTACTGGGGTGCCGAGGGTAAGCTGTGGAGCGAGGAGAACCCAGACGCCTATGCCGGTGTGCACAACATGGACGGCATGATGGTGATCTTCGACGAGGCCAGCGGTATTCCGGACAGCATCTGGTCCGTGGCTGCGGGCTTCTTTACCGAGAACATCTTGGATCGGTACTGGTTCGCGTTCAGCAACGGTCGGCGCAACACAGGGTACTTCTACGAGGCCGTGGACGGCAGCAAACGGGAATTTTGGGAGAGCGAGAAGATCGACGCCCGCACAGTCGAGGGCACCGACAAGACCATCTACCAGCAAATCATCAACGAGTACGGTGAGGACTCAGACGAGGCCCGGGTCGAGGTCTACGGCGACTTCCCCAAGTCCGGCCAAGACCAGTTCATCGCACCGCACCTTGTCGATGACGCCATGAAGCGGCAACTGCACAAGGACATGACTGCACCCATCATCGTGGGTGTGGACCCGGCCCGGGGCGGCATGGACAGCACCGTGATTGCCGTGCGCCAAGGGCGGGACATCGTGGCGATCAAGCGGTTCCGTGGTGACGACACCATGACCACCGTGGGCCACGTCATCGACGCCATCGAGGAGTACCGGCCAGCACTGACCGTGATCGACGAGGGTGGTCTGGGCTACGGCATCCTTGACAGATTGACCGAGCAGAAGTACAAAGTGCGCGGGGTCAACTTCGGCTGGAAAGCCAAGAACCCGACCATGTGGGGCAACAAGCGGGCTGAGATTTGGGGTGCGATGCGCGACTGGCTCAAGACCGCCAGCATCCCACAAGACAGGCTGCTCAAGTCCGACCTGATCGGCCCGATGAAGAAGCCCAACTCGGCTGGCACCATCTTTTTGGAAGGCAAGAAGGAAATGAAAGCCCGTGGACAAGCGTCCCCCGATGCGGCTGACGCCATCGCCGTGACCTTCGCGTACCCTGTGGCACATCGGGAGTACAATGACCGCACAATCACCCGGCGCAACGCTCAAAACGGCGCTGCCCTTACTTCTTGGATGGGGTCATGATGGCTACAAAACCCGGACTGTATGCGAACATCAATGCCAAACGCGCCCGCATCGCGGCTGGCTCTGGCGAGAAGATGCGCAAACCCGGCGCTGCTGGTGCGCCCACGGCCAAGGACTTCAAAGAGTCGGCCAAGACTGCCAAACCTGTCAAAAAGGCCAAGTAATGCCACTCGTCAAGTCACCCTCAAAAGAGGCATTTCGCAAGAATGTCAAGGCCGAAGTGTCTGCGGGTAAACCCGTAAAGCAGGCCGTTGCGATTGCCTATTCCGTCAAGCGTGAAGCTGCCAAAAAACCAACAATGAAGACCAAAAAATGAGCCTCCAAGCCCTGCAAGACTGCCTGATCGTCCGTCCCGACATGGAAAAACATGAGCTTTTCATCATGTTGCGTGAGAAACAAACTGGCACAGGTGTGGTAATCTCCGCTGGACCTGACGCCAAGGACGTGAAAGTCGGCGACAAGGTGCTATTTGGTGATTCCATCGGTCAAGACCTAAAATACGAGGGTGACAACCTTCTGGTCATGAGGGAATCACACACCCTCGGAGTATTTGACGCATGAAAGACACCACCGGAATCGTAGCCGCAGCAAATGTGGCAAAAAACGGACCGTACCCGTCAAAAGGCGGTTCCGAGGAAATTTTGGCCGTTGCGCGTTCACGCATGACAATGGCTATGTCAGCGTTTTCTCAGACTCGAGAAGACGAACTCGACGATCTGCGGTTCTACGCAGGCTCCCCAGACAACCAGTGGCAGTGGCCTGCTGACGTGCTCCAGACTCGTGGTGCCGTGCAGGGTCAAACGATCAACGCCCGCCCGTGTCTCACCATCAACAAGCTGCCGCAGCACGTTCATCAAGTGACGAACGAGCAGCGCATGAACCGTCCCGGCATCAAAGTGATCCCGGCTGACGATAAAGCCGATGTTGACGTGGCAGACGTGTTCAACGGCGTGATTCGTCACATCGAGTACATCTCCGATGCTGACGTGGCCTACGACACCGCCTGCGAGAACCAAGTGTCCTACGGCGAAGGCTACATCCGTCTGCTGACCGAGTACTGCGACGAGGACACGTTCGATCAGGACATCAAGATCGGGCGCATCCGCAACAGCTTCAGCGTCTACATGGACCCCATGATCCAAGACCCCACGGGCGCAGACGCCCGCTGGTGCTTCGTCACGGAAGACCTGACCAAAGCTGAGTACGAGCGTCTGTACCCCGATGCCGCGCCTATCAGCACCCTCATGAGCCTTGGCGTGGGCGATCAGTCCATCGCCCAGTGGATTGGTGAGAACACCATCCGCATCGCTGAGTACTTCTACATCGAGTACGAAAAGCACACGCTCAACCTGTACCCCGGCAACCAGACTGCGTTCACGGGTACGCCCGAGGATAAGATGCTGCGCGAGATGTTCGGCAAGCCGATCCGCACCCGCGAAGCTGACCGCAAAAAGGTCAAGTGGTGCAAGATCAACGGCTACGACATCCTCGAAGAACGCGAGTGGGCTGGTGCCTACATCCCCGTGGTGCGCGTGGTCGGCAACGAGTTTGAGGTTGACGGCCAGATGTACGTGTCGGGCTTGGTGCGCAACGCCAAGGATGCCCAGCGCATGTACAACTACTGGGTGTCACAGGAAGCTGAGATGCTGGCGCTGGCCCCCAAAGCCCCGTTCATCGGGTACGGCGGTCAGTTTGAAGGCTACGAGCAGCAGTGGAAGACTGCCAACACGAACAACTGGCCCTATCTGGAGGTCAATCCAGACGTTACAGACGGCCAAGGCGCTGTGTTGCCACTACCCCAGCGGGCACAGCCTCCAATGGCCTCCAGCGGCCTGCTGCAAGCCAAGGCGGGCGCTGCCGAGGACATCAAGTCGGCCACCGGCCAGTACAACGCATCGCTGGGCATGACCAGCAACGAGCGTAGCGGTAAAGCGATCCTTGCCCGCCAGCGCGAAGGCGACATCGGCACATACCACTACGTTGACAACTTGGCCCGTGCGATCCGTCACATTGGCCGTCAACTCGTGGACCTGATTCCCAAGATTTACGACACCGAGCGCATTGCCCGCATCATTGGCGAAGATGGTGAGCCATCGACCGTCAAGATGAACCCGATGCAGGAAGAACCCGTCAAGCGGATCGTGGACCAAGAGGGTGTGCTGATCGAGAAAATCTACAACCCGGCTGTCGGCAAGTACGATGTGCGCGTGATCACCGGCCCCGGCTACGCCACCAAACGTCAAGAGGCTTTGGAAAGCATGGCTCAGTTGCTGCAAGGCAACCCACAGTTGTGGCAAGTTGCTGGCGACCTGTTTGTCAAGAACATGGACTGGCCCGGTGCCCAAGACCTCGCCAAGCGGTTCAAGAAAACCATCGACCCCAAAGTGCTGGCCGACGAAGACGATCCAGCCTTGGCCGCTGCCAACCAGCAGATGGAGGCAATGGCCGCTGAGATGGAAAATATGTTCCAGATGTTGCAAAACGTCAACCAGAGCATGGAAGCCCGCGAGATGCAGATCAAGCAGTTTGAGGCTGACATCAAGGCCTATCAAGCCGAAACACAGCGCATCAGC